CAAAGTTGTTTCCAATGTGATTATGGCTGGCACTAACGTCATTTATGCTCAGGGTTCGATGGGTTCACGCCCAACGGCCCGTGTCGGTATTGCTGACGCCGCAACATTTGGCGCTCAGGAAGGCCGTCAAGCAGTAGCTTCACTCCGTGGCGACTCCGCTCCCGGCTGGGAAAACGGAAACTATATGGCAATCGTTCACCCGGACGTTTCCTATGATCTCCGTGGAGAAACAGCGGTAACTGACGTTATCCAATACCAGTTGTACCAAGAAGGTGCACCAATTCGTGCAGGCTCGATCGGCACGTTCAACGGTATCAACTATATTGAGAACCCTCGGGCTCCCATATTGGATGATGCTGGTGCTACCAGTACAACCAACGTTTACCAGACCATTGTGGCTGGTCGTCAAGCTCTGGCAAAGGCTTTCAGCCGTGCACCAGGCTTTGGTGAGCAACCAAGCATTGTATTCGGTCCTGTGACTGATACTCTGCGCCGGTTTAACCCTGTGGGTTGGTATCACCTTGCTGGCTGGGGTATTTTCCGGCAGGCATGTATGCAACGTATTGAGTCATCCTCATCTATCGGTGATAACACCTGATAGTTGTTGCATCTGAGGCGTGGGGGGGTCAGGTTTTCCCCTTTCCCTGGCTCCCCCGCTTCTCTCTGCTACTATTTGATTTATGCCAGTCGTAAAAGGAAAACATTACCCTTATACCGCTAAAGGTAAAAAGGCCGCTGCTGTAGCGAGGAAGAAAAAGAATGTCAAAGCCAAAGCCAAACGCTGATGTAAACATTCGGCCTAAGCCCATTACTGGGGTCGGAGGGCCGAAGAATGGCTAGTGGCCTTTTCTGTCTGCCAATGGAGCAAAACTTAGAACAGGTAGCAGCCTTTGCTGTTGCGTTTAATAGTACGACTGCTGACCGTTTCAAATGCTTGTTGGCAACTTCCCCATATTCACCGAACTACAGCACCCATTCTGTTTACTCTGATGTAACTAATCAGGTACCGGGAACTGGGGGTTACACCACTGGTGGGGAGTCGTTGGCTTCTATCACGTTCGCTACGAGTGGCGGAACGATTACTTGGGACGCAGCGGATGTCGAGTGGACTTCGAGCACTATTACTGGTGCCACCCACGCTGTCGTTTATGACAACACACTCGGCGGATCACTTGCTAATAGACCCCTGATTTGTGCCATTGACTTCGGTGGAGCTTTCTCTACCACCTCAGGCACATTCAAAATTACTTGGAACCCAAGCGGAATCTTTACGCTTGACCTCACCCCATAGGAATAAATAATGGCGATCCCCACCTCAGGTTATCCCACCACCCTTGACGATACGAGTGCGTCACCCGGCGTAACGATTGAGTTTCCTCAACCGGCTTCTTCAAGTGATTTAGATGCAACAAATATTGAACATGATCTGTTGCATAGCAATGGTTCGTTGGCGGTTGTGGCGTTGCAAACAAAGCTGGGTATTACTGACTCTAACGCTGCGACGAATCAGGTTCTTGTAGGGACTGGTGCTTCGACTACTGCGTGGGGTTCGACTCTTACGTCGATGACGCTTGCAGGGGCAACCCTGTCTGGTGCTGTTACTGGTGCCGACCAAACGATGTCGGCGGTCACTCACAAGGATTATTCCGAAACCGTGTACGCCGGTGGAAACACTGGCGCTGCACCGGCGATTGCTGAAACTAACGGCAACGTCCAAACGTGGACTTTGAATGCTGCGACAGCGACCTTTGCGTTACCTGCCGCTGCGGGTCTTCAAGCCGGTACGAGCCTTACCCTGATTTTGCTTCAGGACGCTTCAGGTTCTCGTGCTGGTGTGTTTCAGGTGAGTGGTGCTACCACTCTCGTGAAATGGGCTGGCGGTACTGCACCGACATTAAGTACGGGGGCTGCCGATATAGATATTCTTACGTTTATGACCATTGATGGCGGCGCTACACCTACTTGGTATGGGTTTGTCGCTGGGCAGGATATGACCTAATGCCTTTCGGGGTTGAAAAAGTTGCGTTACTGGGTGCCGCTGGAGCAGGCGGTTTGGAATTATCTGGTGGTACAGAATCGTCATCTGGTGGCTACAACTATTACACCTTTAACTCGACTGCCACTCTGACTGTTACTGGTGAAGGCGAGGTTGATCTTTTGCTGGTTGCTGGTGGCGGTGGCGGCGGAGGCATGTGGAGTTGGACTGGAACTGCTGGTGGTGGTGCCGGTGGTTACCGCACTAAAGATGCGATAACGATATACGAGGGCACTTATACCTGCACTGTTGGTGCTGGCGGTGCCGGAGGCGCTTCCGATGCCCGTGGCAGTAAGGGAGTGAATAGTTCTATCGCCCAAGCCACTGGTTCTGGGTGGTCAACTCTTACTACTACCGGTGGCGGTGATGGGGGTACAGCGATGAATCCCGCTGCCGTAACAGGGGGTTCAGCTAGCGGTACCGCTTATTATCAAGGCAACTGGAACTCTAGCGGTGCGGCTGGCAACGAGGGTGGCTACACCCCAGTTGAAGGGTATGGCTCGGACAGTTCGAGTGCGTATGCGCCTGCCGGTGGTGGCGGTGCTACTGAACAGGGGAGTCCCGCAGGAGGCTACGGTACGACTTGGGGAGGGAGTGGCGACACTTGGTATGACAGTGTTGCCAGAGGAGGGGGAGGCGGTTATCAGGACGCAGACCACGGCTATTTGTTTGGTGGTGCTGGTAGTGGCCGTGATGCAGGGGTAGTTAATACTGGTGGTGGTGGTGGAGCTAGGAGAGGCTCAACTCTTGCTGCCGGTGGCTCCGGTTGCATCGTGTTTAGAGTGGCAGCATAATCATGGCTCACTTCGCAAAGATCGAAAACGGAATCGTTGAAGAAATAACGGTTGTTGCTAACGAACAAGAACACCGGGGACAAGAGTTTCTCGCCAATGACTGCGGTCTAGGGGGGACATGGGTTCAGTGTTCTTACAACCACAACATTCGCAAACAGTTCCCCGGCATCGGGTACAGCTACGATTCTTCAGCCGATGTTTTTATTAGCCCTCAGCCATTCCCATCGTGGTCCCTTGACGATAACTACGAGTGGCAGCCACCTACTTCAATGCCTGAAGGATCGTGGACTGATAAGTTACCGGGCGTTTTGGAGCCAGACCATCCCGATATGGAGCAGTCTCCTTACCGTTGGGATGAAGATTCTCTTACTTGGGTTTTGATTGCCGATAACCCTCCATTTTGATGGAACTCGTAGACGCACCCGGTAAAATCACTACCGGACGGCCACTAAAACCCTTCGGAATAGTCGTACACCACACCGCCTCCAACCGCAACGCCGACCCCGACAACGTGATCGCAATGTGCGTGCGAGGCGTCAACAAAGTACCCGGACCTCTCTACAACTACCTCATAAAACGTGATGGCACCATTGTCAAGTTGACTGCTGAGAACGTGAAAGCCAACCACGCAGGTCGAGGGCTCCAAAGTGTGTAGACTCGCACCCAAAAAAACCTTCCTGTTTTGGGAAACGCTAAGAGCGCAGGAAAGATTACAGCTAACGCCCGTTTTGTAGGAGTATCTCTTATTAATGACGGGTTGGGTGAAGATGTACCTGAAGCTCAGATGGAAGCGTTAGTTAGTTTGTGTGCTTTTCTGTGCGACGGACACCAATGGAACCCTGGTTGCGCTGTGATAGGTCACAAGGAATGGACCTCTAGGAAGGTTGACCCTTCGTTCTCTATGTCAGAGCTACGTGGAATGATTCATCGGCGCATGGTCACAGATATTCCTACAATGATTTTACCTAAAGAACCATCAGACGGAATGGTTCCGTTCCCCGGAACACTACGCAAAGGATCGAATAGTCAGGCTGTTGTTCATGTTCAACGAAAGATAGGTGCATTAGCTGACGGCATTTTTGGGCGTGGTACACTCGCCAAAGTAAAACAATGGCAGCGAACCAAAGGGCTCGTTGCAGATGGCGTGGTCGGTCCCAAGACTTGGGCGGCTATGCAGATACGGAGACAGGAAATTGTTGAACCAGCGTTTTATTAAAGATCTATTAGAGCGTGGAGTTTCCACGTTTGCTCAGGCTTGGGCTGCCGCTATGGCTATCCCTGGCCCTGATTGGAGTGACTCCTTACAAATTGCGGGGGTTGCTGCTCTTATCGCTATTGCTAAAGCTATTGCCGCTACAAGGGTGGGCGATCCCGAATCGGCGTCGTTGAACGGTTAGGAAGATGAGGTCGTTCCGTGACGCAATACCGTCAATCAGGAGTTGTATATAGGGCATCGGGCGTCGCTTACGCAACGCCTACGACTATTACCCCTGCGACGATTGCGTGCACGGCGGCCATTCCTACTGATTTCCAGTTCGAATACCGGCAATCCGGGCAAGCGTATAGAAACAGTTACGACTATCGTCAAGCTCTCAT